CTGGCGTGCTCAAAACGGTATCTCCATGACCCACTGTTCGCACGCATCGACAGTGCAGGCGAAGTCCTCGGGCGGCGGCATGTCGAACACCATGCAGTGGCCGGACTGGTTGAAGTGGTAGCAGGTGTGGCAGCACTTCGGCGGACCTGCACGCAGCCATTCACGCCACTGGATCAGCCACTCTGGCTCTGGTGGTCTGGTGTTCGTGTTCGTTTTCGTCATGTCCAACTCCTCTTCAGCACCCTGTGAAACTTACCATCCATCCGATACTCGATGCTGGTGGGCGGCTTGCTTTTGCTCATCTGCACGGCGATGTAGTCCAGGGCCTTGCTGCCTTCCATGTGCGCGGCCTCGGCCAGATGCGCGCCCGATGAGTTGGCTATGGTCAGCAACTGGCGCATGGCCTTCTGCCCGGCATAGCCATCGTGCAGCACCGGCAGGTACTCGGTGATCGGCTTGTCGGACAGGCTGCCGTAGTAGGTGCAGGACAGCATCTCCTTGCCTGACGTGCGGCTGACATGCTTTCGCCATCTCCAGCCGGTGACGTCGAGCCTCATGCCCTCCAGGCCCATGATGTCGTCGTCGCGCAGTTCTAGTTCTAGTTTCTTGTGCTCGGGCTTCGGAAATGGATGGCCGCATGCCTGGCAGATAGTCGCGGCGATGGCGCACAACTCGCCGCAGTTGTCGCAAACCTTGACCGGCGCTTCGCCGTTGCCGTCGCCTGCTTTCTTGGGCGGCTGCACAGCCGTGATAGGCCCATGCGTAGCCACCACGCCGGCGAAGTCGAGCACCAAGCAATGGTCGGTATGACTCTTGGGCCGCATCCCCCGGCCAGCCATCTGCATGTACAGACCCGGGGACATCGTGGGGCGAAGCATGGCTATCAAATCGATGTCTGGGTAATCGAACCCGGTGGTCAGCACGTTGGCGTTGGTCAGGGCGCGCAGGCGGCCGGCCTTGAAGTCGGCCAGGATCCGCTCGCGTTCCTTTTTAGGCGTTGCGCCAGTTACGCGCTCGGCCGCGACGCCGTGCTGGCGCAGGACTTCGGCCACGCGCTCGGCGTGCTGGACACCGGCGCAGAAAAACAGCCATGCCTTGCGGTCGCCGGCAAGTTCGATCACCTCACGCACCACGCGCTGGTTGTTGTCGTCGGTGTCCACTGCGGCCTGCAACTCGGACTCGATGTACTCGCCACCGCGCTTGCGCACGCCACTAGTGTCCAGCTTGGCCTTGGTGACCTTGCTACGCAGTGGCGCGAGATACCCCTTGAAAACCAACTCCTCGATGCTGACCGGCTCGATCAGGTCGTCGAACAGCGCTGGCTTGTCGGTGATCAAGCCATGGCCCAGGCGGTACGGTGTGGCCGTCAGGCCCACCACACGCAACGCAGGGTTGATGGCTGTCAGTTCGGCCAGTAATTGCCGGTACCCGCCTTCGTCCTTGTGGTTGACCAGGTGGCACTCATCAATGATCACCAGGTCGATGTGGCCGATCATGCGCGCCTTGTTGCGCACCGACTGAATGCCTGCAAAGGTGATTGGCTCACCGAGTTGGCGTTTTCCGATGCTGGCGCTGTAGATGCCCATCGGCGCGCCTGGCCAGTGCAGGCGCATCTTTTCGGCATTCTGCTCGATGAGCTCCTTGACGTGCGTGAGCATCAGCACGCGCGTCTCTGGCCAGTTCTGCAGGGCGTCCTTGCACAGGGCGGCCACGATGTGGCTCTTGCCGGACCCGGTCGGCAGCACCAAGCACGGATTGCCTTGGTGGCCAGCTTCGAACCATGCGTAGAGCATGTCGATGGCGCGCTGTTGGTATTCGCGGAGCATCACCCGACGATCCTCCCACCGAACTGCTGGCGCAACTCCTCGAGGCGCTTGTCGCCCAGGCTACACGCTTTTGGATTGGCCAGAATCTCACGGCTGGTATAGACGTGCGCGTCGCCTTCACCGTTGGCCACGTCGCGCCCTTCGATGACGTAGACAGCCGTCCAGTCGTCCAGACCATCCTTGCGCGGCCACGGCACCAGATCAGGATGCAGGACGTGGCCGTCACAGCCCTGCCGCTGGAACTCGACAGGGATGTCGTCTGCATCGTAGCGCTCGCACCGCCATGTGCCGTTCTCCAGCGCCGTGCTGTGCGCGCAGGTGCGGCAGTTGACGTGCTTCGTCAGCTTGGTCTGGTGGCAAAACTCGTGCGCCGGGCACTGCTTGCACTGATACCAGGATGGATCCGTGCTGATCGGCTCTGGCATGCGGTCGGAGAGTGCGATCCTGCGGCCTCGCTCGATGTACTTCTCGGCCACCGCTCGATCGTATCGCACGCGCTCGGTGTAGATGCGGTCGTCGTCCTTGCAGACAGCGACATACAGCGCCCGGTCAATCTTCGACCCGTGCATGTAGAGGTGCACCTGCACCCAATGCTCCGGCTTCGCCGCTTCCAGGCCGTCACGTTCCAAGGCGTTGAAACTCTTGAGATTGTGTGTTTTGAACTCGGCAATATGCCTCTTCCGCGGGGCCTCCGGCACGCCGGACACAATAATGGCATCGATGCTCCCGGCAATGTGCGGCGCCAGGCTCACCCGCATCTGGTTGGAGCCAGTACGCCGCACATCCATGCCGATGGCGCGAAGGTCGGAGACGATGACCGCCTCCTCCCTCTGCCCGCGGCGGAACAGGCGCAGGATACGGCCAGGGAACTTTGGCTGCACGGCCCACCGAAACGATAGCCACAGCCAGCGGTCGCAGGGGTGGCCCAACTGGCTGCAGCCCATGTGCGGACGCGGCGGCTCGGCCAGGCTCTCGTGGTGCTTGTCGATCAGGGCCTGGATGCTATGATTTGGCTCTGGTATCTTCACGGTGCCTGCTCTCCTTCATGCAGTTGTCACCCCGGTCCTCTTGCGAGGCCGGGGATTTTTTTACTTCTTGGCGGCCCAGGGCGGCGTGGCCTTTGCAGGCGAGGCTGCTGCAGGCGAGGCTGCAGGAGCTGCGAAGGTCGGCGCGCTGCCGGTGATCGCTTTGAAGCCCTTGACCTCGTTCTGAGCAGGATACTGCTCGGTTGCGGCGCGCACGCTCAGCTTGATCAACAGACTACCGCCGATCAGTTGGTCGGTGTCCGTGACCCTGGACAGGCCGATAGCACGCATGAGCTCGCCAAGCTGCTGGCGGCCGATCTCTTCGGCCTTGGCGCTGGCGTTCTTGATGTTGAGGTTGCCGAACACCACGCGGCCCTGGTGGGTGGGGCCGGTGATGTCGTAGCGCACCTTGATGTACTGGCCTGAGCCATCCTTGGTGGGCTTGAGTTCAGCGGCCGTGATGGTGGCGGTGTACCAGCCAGCGGGCAGCGGCTCGTAGGTGTTGCCCTGGGGCAGTTCATCCGCGTCAAAAGTCTGTCCGAGGAATGCCATGTTATTGCTCCTTTGGGATGATGGTGAATGATGGGCGACCGGGCTTGGCCGTGATAGCCGCCGACAGGGGCTTGGTGATTGACTCGTTGGCCGCCTTCCAGACTGCCATGTTGATTTCCGGCTTCCATCGGAACAGGCTGGAGAGGTGCTCGGTGAGGCCGTGTTCGGCCGCGATTTCCTGTAGCTTGTCGCTGTCGACCTTGCGGTCAATACGGCCAACGATCTTGATGGCGAACTGGCCCGGATCCACCGTCTCGGTGCCTTCCAGGTTCTCTGCCACACCGACCAGGGACTTGATGCGGTCCTCGATCCTGCGGCGGTCCTCGATCGCTTGGCGCTCGGCCTCCTTGGCGGCCAGCCACATGGCGGCCAGTTCGTTGAGGTCGTCGGTTAGTATTTCTGGTAATGCCATCGTTACTCCCCCTGAATCTTGGCGATAATCGCGCCCAAGTCGGGCGCTTCCCACATGTCCAGCTTGCCGCTGCGATCTTTCGCCAACCAAAGGCCGTCGCTGTCGCACATCAGGGCACGCTGCGTCACGCCCTCTGCGTCGCGCTCAACCCGCAGGGCCAACACTTCGTCGAAGAAGTAGGGCAGCGCCTGGCCAGTTTTGGTACCCGGCATTGATGGCGAGTAGAGCATCCGCCCCATTTCGTCCTGTGCCTTTTCGAGCTTTGCCGACATGTACACGTGCTTGCCGGGCAGGTCGCGGAAGGCACGGATGATGTCTGCCATCTGCTCCTGCATCGCGCCGTATGCCTGGCGTGGATCTTTGGTGGTTTTCTTCTCGGCGTTGAGCACCACCTCGGCGATCTCGCTGATCGAGTCCAATGCCACCGACTGGTAAGCCTTGGCCTCGTCTGCGCTGGTCAGCCAGGTGTACGCCTCCCTCAGCGTATCGAGATCGGCGATCTCAATGTAGGGGATGTCTGCGTCACGAATGGACAGCAGACCGCCTTCGGCCGAGAGGACGATTGGACTGGGCAGTGTTTTGATCAGGGTTGTTTTCCCAGCGCCTGCCTGCCCGTAAATGAGCAGTTTGACGCCGCTGGCAGCGATGCTGCCAGTCGTTCTCACGTTGATTGCCATCTCAGGCACCTCCTTCCTTCATGGTTGCTGCGCCTTCGGCCAATTCCGCTCGCGCAGTGGTTGCGTTCTGCTACAACTCGCAGTAACATGTCAACACCTTGATGGGAAATTTCTACGGAGGATTGAAAATGCTGACATTAGAGCAGATCCGCGCCGCCCTGCGAGACCGCAGGCTGGCCAAGGTGGCGGAGGCAACCGGCCTGCACTATAACACCATTCGGGAGATACGCGACAACCCCGATGCCAACCCCACGTACAAGGTGATCCGGGCCTTGTCGGACTACCTCACAAGGGGGGTGACGTATGGCGGATCTGACTAAAATCCTGAGCGGCCCCTGGTCGCCACCACCAGAAAAGCGCGTTGCCCCTCCGGAGGAGCAGCTGATCGACGCCATTCGGGCGGCAGGCCTTGAACCACCGGACCACGTGGAGCTCGATGGCAGGCTGCACAGGTTCCGATCTGGCACCAATGGCAAATCCGGTCCCGACAAGGCAGGCTGGTACGTGGCGTTCGGAGACGGCGTTCCGGCAGGGCGATTTGGCTGCTGGCGCGCCGGCGTGGATGTGGCATGGCGCGCTGACGTCGGTAGGCAGCTGTCGCCGGCCGAGGAGATGGCGCACGCCAGGCGGATGGCCGAAGCCAAGGCGCTGCGCGACGCCGAGATGGAGCGCCGCCGCGAGGTGGCAGCGGCGACCGTTGAGACAATCTGGGCGTCGGCCCAGCCGGCCAGCCCCGACCACCCCTACCTGCAGCGCAAGGGGATCGGCGCGCATGGGGCGCGCGTGACCGGCGACGGTCGCCTGGTGGTGCCCCTGTACGGCCAGGACGGCAGCCTCTCAAGCCTGCAGTACATCGCCCACGACGGCAGCAAGCTTTACCACCCTGGCAGCCAGACGGGCGGCAAGTTCTGGGTGTTGGGCGCGCTGGACGAACCTGGCACCATTTACGTCGCGGAGGGTTTCGCCACAGCAGCAACGATCCACGAGACAACGGGCAGGCCGTGCGTTGTGGCCTACAGCGCCAGCAATTTAGTGCCGGTCACTGGTGCCATGCGCGAGATGTACGGTGCAGCGCAGGATATCGTGATCGTGGCCGACAACGACAAGCACGGCGTGGGCCAGCGCTACGCGGAGCAGGCCAGCGCCAAGTACGGCGCGCGCGTGGTCATACCACCGATCGAGGGCATGGATGCCAACGACTACGCCAGGTCTGGGCACGATCTGGCGGGCTTGCTGCTGCCACCGGCAGACGATTGGCTGATTCCGGCCGACGATTTCTCCGGCAAGCCAGCCCCGATCTCCTGGCTGGTCAAGCACTGGGTACAGGACCAAGCCTTGATCATGGTCCACGGCCCGTCTGGCGGTGGTAAGACCTTTGTGGTGCTGGACTGGTGTCTGCGTATGGCTAGCGGCATGAGCGACTGGTGTGGCCACAGGGTCAGGCCTGGCAACGTGGTCTATCTGGCCGGTGAAGGCCACCACGGCCTGCGTGGACGCATCGCGGCCTGGAAGCACCACCACCAGGCCGGGCACTTGTCCATGTGGCTGTCAAAAGACGGCTGCGACCTCAACACGCCGGCCGGATATCTGCAGGTCGTGGAGCACCTGCGCGGCCTGCCGGAGAGGCCGACACTCATCGTGGTGGACACATTGCACCGATTCCTGGCCGGTGACGAGAACAGCGCGAAGGACACCAAGACCATGCTTGACGCCTGCAACGCCCTGATGAACGAGTTTGGCTGCAGCGTGATTTTGGTGCATCACACCGGGGTGTCCGAGGAAGCCCAGCACCGGGCGCGCGGGTCGTCGGCCTGGCGCGGCGCGCTGGACATCGAGATCAGCGTCGTGCCGGGCAAGGACGGCGCGCCCATACAGATCGTGCAGCGCAAGTCGAAGGACGCCGAGCTGGCCCAGCCCATCTACGTCGAGCTGCAGC